ATGAAATTATTATCGCTAAAGACGCAACAGATAAAATTACATCAGCTACTAGTCATGCACATGCAGTTTCAGTAGGTGGCTAATGACGATTTCGACTGTACTAGTTGTTGATGATGAAGTCAAAACTATCACTAGTGGTAAAGGCATTGGTGGTGAAGTACAGCAAAGTTTTGTAGATGTTTCTAGTTTGAAGAACGCTACAAGTGAACCGGTGGTTTCGATAGCTCGTGTTGAATGGGAGAGTCAAGGTACAGGAAATGTTACTTTGATGTTCAACGAGACGGAAGCATTGGTGTTAAATGGGAATGGTACATATGGTTTAAAACCAAATGAACCTAGATTAAAATTTGAAGGCACAGATATTGCCGACATTAAACTAAAATCTGATACTACTATTGACAAATATAGTATAGTATTAGAAACACAAAAAGAAACAGGATTTGGAGTATAATGGCAGATACAGTTACAACACAAACAATAGTTGATACCTCTGGTCTAAAGTATGTAGCAAAGTTTACAAACTTTTCAGATGGTACAGGTGAGTCTTTAGTAAAAAAGGTTGACGCTTCTGAACTTACCTTTATGACAGAAGACGGAAACAGAAGTATCGCTAAAATTTATTACTCAATTAACACGGCAAACAACAAGTCAGCAGTAGAGATTCTTTGGGCAGGCGCTACTAACTCTACAGCCGCTATTTTAAGTGGTAATGGTTTCATGGATTTAAGAACCGATGGTAATAGTTTCATTAATAACGCAACTACACCAGACGGAGATGTACTATTTTCAACGAAAAACTTTGCTGATGGAGACAACTATACTATTATTATTGAGTTTAGGTAACAAAACCGTATAAATAGTAGTAGAATTAAAGAGAGAAAAACTTATGAAACTAATATCGGAAGAAGTACAAAACGCAGAATATATTGTCGAAGAAAAAAACGGCAAGAAAGAACACAAAATTAAAGGTGTTTTTTTGCAATCTGAAATCAAAAACAGAAACGGAAGAGTTTATCCGGAAGCTATTCTTGCAAGAGAAGTGTACAGATATAATAAAGAATTTATCAATAAAAATCGTGCTTTTGGCGAGTTAGGACATCCTGACGGACCTACAGTAAATTTGGATAGAGTATCACATATGGTTACGAAACTATATCCAGACGGCAAGAATTTTATGGGTGAAGCAAAAATAATGGATACCCCTATGGGTCGAATCGTAAAAAGTTTGATAGATGAAGGCGCTCAATTAGGCGTTTCATCAAGAGGTATGGGTACATTAGAACAAAGAAATGGTGCTAACTATGTGAAAAATGATTTTTACTTAGCTACTGCCGCTGACATTGTTGCAGACCCAAGCGCTCCAGACGCTTTCGTAGAAGGAATTATGGAAGGTAAAGAGTGGGTTTGGGATAACGGTGTTTTAAAAGAACAAGATATTGACGCTTTGAAACAGGAAATGATAAGAGCTAGAAGAGGTGAATTGGCAGAAGCTAAGGCATCCGTGTTCAAATCCTTTCTTGAAAAACTGTAGTCTTATAAATATCTAATAACAGACGAAAAATAAATTTATTTTTAAAAGGGAGATTCTCAATGGCTGAAACAGAAAAAACTGTAGTAGAAGCAAACGCTGTGAACCCACAAGCTGATGCTCCGAAAAAGAATGCTGTTCCTAGCGAACCTACTCATTTATCAAATGAGGCAGAAGACCTTGGACCTGCTGTAGTTAAACCTACAGACAGCAATCCTGACGCTACAAAAAAATCTAGTAAAGTTTCGGATGCTGTTAATGCAAAAGCTACGGATGGAGATACTACTTCTAAATCTGATACAGATGGAAAAGTAACTAAAGTTGACCACCCAGGCCAAACATTAAAAGTTGAAGACGCAGACGCTGATGACAAAGAAATCTCCGAAGGCGAAATGCCAGACGGTCTTAAAAAGTACCTTGCGAAAAAGGACGGCAAAGACTCGAAGGCAGAAGAAGCTGATAAAGATTCTAAAACTTCTGATTCTGAAAAAATGAAAAAAGAAGTTAAAGAAGATGTTGACGCTTTACTTGCTGGAGAAGAAACTTTGTCGGAAGAATTTAAAGCTAAGGCTGCAACAATTTTTGAAGCTGCTATTACTTCTAAAGTAAAAGCAATTGCTGAAGAAATCGAAGCGGACCAAAAGTCTAAATTCGAAGAAGAACTAAACTCTATGAAAGCAACTCTTACTGAAAAAATCGATTCTTACTTAAACTATGTTGTAGAAGAATGGATGAAAGAAAATAAGATTGCTGTCGAGAGAGGTATCAAGGGCGAAATCGCTGAGGACTTTATTGGTGGTCTAAAAAAATTATTTGAAGACCATTACATAGATGTTCCAGATGAAAAATATGATGTACTTGAAGACCAAGCTACAAAAATTGATGAGTTAGAAAAGAAACTCAACGAACAAATTGAAAAGAATGTTGAATTAAACTCTAAAAGTGGTGAGTTACAAAAAGAGCAAATCAGAAATGAAGTTGCTTCAGATTTAGCTGACACACAAAAAGAGAAATTTAATAAACTTTCAGAAGAGATTGAATTCACTAACGCTGAAGACTTTAAGAAAAAAGTAGAAACTGTAAAAGAATCATACTTTGGTAAAAAGTCAACATCTGGTGAGCAAATTGATGATGTAGCGGCAACTGACGGTGAAGTTAATCCTGACCTGTCAAATGCAATGGCTGCTTACTCAGCCGCTATTAGTAAAACAAAAGATATCAAACTGGTATCATAATTATTAAAAGGGAGAAAGATAAAATGTTTTTATCAGAAACTTACGAAAAGAAATGGCAGCCAGTTTTAGAGCATCCTGATTTACCAAAAATCGAGGATTCTTATAAGCGTGCCGTTACTGCAACTATTCTTGAAAACCAAGAAAGAGCTGCAAAAGAAGATAATGCCTTTTTATCAGAAGCAGCACCTACGAACTCAACAGGTTCAGGTGTTTCTAATTGGGACCCAATTCTAATTTCATTAGTTAGAAGAGCTATGCCTAATTTGATTGCTTACGATATTGCAGGTGTTCAACCAATGACTGGTCCAACTGGTCTTATCTTCGCAATGAGAAGTAGATACACAAACCAATCAGGAACAGAAGCAATGTTTGACGAAGCGGATACAGATTTTTCTGGCCGTAACGCTGCTGGTTCTGCTGTTGATGGTTACTCTACAACTGCTCACTCTGGTGCTAATCCATCAGTATTAAACGACTCTTCACCAGGAACATACACTGCTGGTACTGCAATGTCAACAGCTGCGGCTGAGGCACTTGGAGACGCTAGTGGTAATGCTTTTGCTGAAATGGCATTCTCAATCGAGAAATCGACTGTAACTGCTAAGTCAAGAGCTCTTAAAGCGGAATACACAATGGAACTTGCTCAAGATTTAAAAGCAATCCATGGTTTAGACGCTGAGACTGAACTTGCTAACATCCTATCTTCTGAAATTCTTTCAGAAATCAATAGAGAAGTTGTAAGAACAATTTACATTAACGCAGAAAAAGGTGGTGCTCAAGGCAATGTAACTACTGCTGGTATCTTTGATTTAGATACTGACTCAAACGGTAGATGGTCTGTTGAGAGATTCAAAGGTTTAATGTTCCAAGTGGAAAGAGAAGCTAATGAAATCGCTCAAAGAACAAGAAGAGGAAGAGGTAATATGATTATCTGTTCAGCTGATGTTGCAAGTGCATTACAAATGGCTGGTGTGTTAGATTACGCTCCTGCTCTTAACAACAACCTAAATGTTGACGATACTGGTAATACTTTTGCTGGTGTTCTTAACGGTAAATACAAAGTATATATTGACCCTTACTCAGCTAACTCAGCTGCTAAGCAATATTTCGTTGTAGGTTACAAAGGTACAAGTCCATATGACGCTGGTATATTCTACTGCCCATATGTACCTCTACAAATGGTTAGAGCAGTTGGTCAGGATTCTTTCCAACCAAAAATCGGTTTCAAAACTAGATACGGCTTACAAGCAAATCCTTTTGCTGAAGCTGGAACTGGTGACGCTGCCGTTATTAATGGTTCAGGTTCTGCTAATGCTAACAGATACTACAGAAAAGTACAAGTTGCTAATCTTATGTAATCTGTTTAATACAGTAATACTTAAAAAGGGGGGCTTTATGTCCCCCTTTTTTTTGGCCTTCCGAATGCTCTAATATAATGGATAAATAGTTATATGACAACAACAAAATCCTTTAATAGACAACCAACGGTAATTGATTATGCAAGTCCAACTCAATTTAAGTTTAATATCTTAAAGTTACCAAAGGTTGAATATTTTTGTACAGCAGTTAATGTACCTGGTATTAATCTAGGAACTGCCAATATGGCAACTCCTTTAAAGAATATACCTATGCCTGGAGATACATTAACATATCAACCTCTATCAATGACATTCCTCAATGATGAATACCTAGAGAACTTTCAAGAAATTCATGGTTGGATGGCCGGTCTAGGTTTTCCAGAAGATAGAAAACAATATAGAGATTTACTTGGTGCTGGCCAAGATAGATTTCCAACCTCATCTGGTGCAAATAATTTGACAGATGGTGGTAAAGTGAAATATGGTGCTACGGACCAAGGTGCCGTATTATCAGACGCAACACTAACTATTCTAACAGGTAAGAATAATGCAGCTTTAGAGATAAGATTTAGAGACCTATACCCTACTTCTTTATCTGGTATACAATATGACCAACAAGCTGAAGACATAAACTACACAACCTCGACAGTTGAATTTGCATATTCTCTATACACATTCGCTAGCGTAGGTTCATCTACTACAACAACTAAAGTAACCTAAAAACCTTTACATTTGTAAGGTTTTGTGATATAATGGATTTATTATGACATTAGAAGAATTGCAATTAATGGTCGACAAAGACCTTAAAATAAACGATACTGAACTAGATTTAGAATCACTTAAAACACCACAATTACATAACAAATACTGTAAAGAATTAACAAAGTTTAAGTTATTATTAACTAAAGCAGAAGATGATTTACGGACTATGAGGAGAACTAAATGGGAATATTACACAGGCAAAGCTGACCCACAGGTCTATGCTGAAAAACCATTTGATTTAAAAATACTTAAAACAGATATAGACAAGTATCTAGATTCTGACCAAGAGTTACAAAGATTATCTCAAAAGGTTTCATATCTACAGGTAACGGTTGACTTCCTTGACCGAACAATAAGAACAATCACAAACAGGACATTTACAATCAAGAACGCAATTGATTGGAGAAAGTTTACTTCCGGAGCAATTTAAATGGTTTTAACTCGATATATTGTTATCGAACAAAAAGACCAAGTTTATCTAACTATAGAAGCAGACGCCTCTATTAGAAGAGAACTTGGCGAATTCTTTACATTCGAAGTACCAGGTTATAAATTTATGCCTCAATATAGAAGTAGAGTATGGGACGGAAAGATTCGTTTATTCTCATATGCTACTGGTCAAATATATGCTGGTCTATATCCTTATATTGTACAATGGTGTAAAGAACAAAACATACATGTAGTTGATGGTACTAAAATTAAAGATACTGAAATAGACGAAAAAGGTATTGACGGATTTATCAAGGCATTAAAACTGCCACATGAGGTGAGGGATTACCAACGAGAAGCCTTTGTCCACGGTATAAAGAAAAACCGTTGTTTACTTCTATCACCAACAGCGTCCGGAAAATCTTTAATTATCTATATGTTAATTCGATTTACTTTATTGAGATTGAGAGAAAAGAAAAACAATAAGATTTTAGTTATCGTTCCGACTACCTCATTGGTAGAACAATTGTTCAAAGACTTCAAAGATTATGGTTGGTCTCCTTTAAAAAATGTACATAGAATATATCAAGGACATGACAAAGATACAAATAAAAAGGTAGTTATATCTACTTGGCAATCAGTATATAATCAACCAAAAAAATGGTTTCAACAATTCGGTATGATAGTAGGTGATGAAGCACACTTATTTAAAGCAGTATCATTAACAAAGATAATGACCAAGTTAACTCAATGTAAATATAGAGTAGGGCTTACTGGTACTTTAGATGATTCAAAGACACATAAGTTGGTATTAGAAGGCTTGTTTGGTAGTGTAAATAAGATTGTTAGTACAACAAAATTACAAGAAGATAAACACCTTGCAGATTTAAAAATATATGCCTTGGTTTTACAATACGATAAGTTTGTTAGAAACCATATGAAGGATAAAAACTATCAAGAAGAAATGGATTTCTTGGTATCACATGAGGGTAGAAATAAATTTGTAAGTAATTTAGCATTAAAATTAAATGGTAATACCTTACTGTTGTTTCAATATGTAGAAAAACATGGTCAAATATTAAAAGAACTAATAGAAAGTAAGTCAGATGACAAAAAAATATTCTATGTCCACGGAGGAGTGGAAGCAGAAGAAAGAGAACGCATTAGAGCAATTACAGAAAAAAGCGACAATGCTATTATTATCGCTAGTTACGGTACTTTTTCAACCGGTATTAATATTCGCAATCTTCATAATATTATTTTTTCCTCTCCTAGTAAGTCTCGTATTAGGAACTTACAATCAATAGGTAGAGGTTTAAGATTAAAAGATAATAAAAGTGGGGCAACCCTTTATGATATTGCAGACGATATGACTTATGCCGAAAAACAAAACTATACTCTAAATCACTTTAGAGAAAGGATAAATATATACAACGAGGAAGGATTTAGTTATGAAATTCATAACATAGATATCAATGGAAAAGAATAACATTAAAATAATCAAACTTGTTAATGGTGATGACATTCTTTGTCATTTGCCAGAAGGAGCAACTCAACAGTTGCCAGAAGATTCGCCGTTAATTAGATTAGTAAAACCATTTCAAATAAGATATGTTCCGTCAATCACACCTCACGGAATAAAAGATTATATTGCTATGCAGAAATGGGCAGGATATTCGAATGACGCTGTGATAACTATTCCGAAAAATAAGATAATGACGGTGACCAATGCGAGTAAGGCCTTTACGGACTCTTACCATAATTTACAAAAACATTATCATAAAATGGACCACCCAATCAAACCTAACTTTGGTGCTGAGGGTCCGCCGCCACAACCCCCGAGATTGTCAGACGGCGACAATCGAAAACTTAACGATATATTCGAAGATATTATGGAGCAAATTGATGAAGAAGACCCAACGATTCACTAGTGCTTTAGCTAATGGTGTTTCTGAAAACGGACACCGTTATTATACACAAATAAAAATAAATGTCAAGCATTCCGGAGCCATTTTTGAAAAAAAAATAAACCGAAAAAAAATGATGTGAAAAGCTTGACTTTTCGAGCAAAAAAGAGTATTATTAAACTATGAGAAAATCAGATAAAAAACCAGAACATTATGTAAATAATAAAGAATTTCTGGCGGCTATGATTGTCTATAGAGATAAGTGCCAAAAGGCGGAAGCGAGAGGTAGAAAGAAACCTCCAGTCACCGATTACATAGGTTCTTGTTTTTTGAAGATAGCGAATCATTTGTCCTACAGACCAAACTTTATTAATTATACATTTAGAGACGATATGATTAGTGATGGTATAGAGAACTGTTTACAATATCTAGGTAACTTTAATCCAGATAAGTCAAACAATCCTTTTGCCTACTTTACACAAATTATATATTACGCCTTTGTTAGACGAATTCAAAAAGAAAAGAAACAAACAATCATTAAACACAAACTTATAGCCTCAGCCAACTATGATGATATGACTTTACAACCTGGTGAAGATAGAGAATTTAAAAATCAATTTACAGAATTCTTACAAAAGAACTTACCAATTAAAGAACCATCAGAAAATCAGAAAGCTGAACAAGAGAAACCAACCGTGAAGTCTAAAAAAAGAAGACAAAGGCACGGCAAATTAGAAGATTATATGTAGTATGAAAATAGGTGATGTTGAAGTTATAGACAATTATCTACCAAAGGAACAATGGCAAGAGTTAAATGAGTTATTAACTAGTGGCAAATTTGGTTGGTATTTTACAGATAAAATAACACTAGAACAAACAGATGAGTCTGACCAATTTTATTTTAGTCATGCTCTTTACAATCAACTTTCTTTACACCAAAGTGAGTTATTTGAATGTTGTTATCCGTTATTAAAATTAATTGAACCTAAAGCTCTAGTAAGAGTAAAGGCTAATTTATATATTAACCAAGGTAAAGGCGTTGTAGAACATACAGAGCATACCGATTACCCATGGCCACACAAAGGTGCTTTATATAGCATAAACACATGTGATGGTTATACAAAATTTGGCGAACAAAAAATAGAAAGTGTGGCCAATAGGATTATATTTTTCGACCCTAGTAAACCACATAATAGTACAAGTTGTTCAAACGCCAAGTTTAGGTGTAATATCAACTTTAACTATTTTTAATGGATTATAGATTTTATAAAAAACAATTCAGTTACTTTACTATAGATAACTACTTCACAAAAGAAGAACTAGATACTATATGGCCTGAATTAGAATCGTATCAAGGTAAGTTTCAGAATGAAGCTGCCATGAATAGGAGTGGTAGTGTATCTGCTAAAGGTCAGTTTATACACAATGACCATTTAGTATATAACAATGTATCTAATAAACTATTTAAAGTAGAAAATCCATATGAAACATATGTAAAACAAGACATACATTTTAAGTGGATGAGAAACTTATTATATTCTACTAGGTTACTAAACTATTATGATGATGAAGATTTTTATGATACACATACAGACTTTTCAGTATATACAATGGTAGTTATGTTATGCAAGGAACCAAAACGATTTGTAGGAGGTGATTTTCACTTAACGGATATAAACGAGAAGATTGAATTTAAAAACAATCGTATTGTTTTCTTTCCTTCCTTTGCAGGCCACAAAGTAGATACAGTAAAAATGAATTCAAAAGATAGAAATAAAGGACTTGGTAGATACAGTATTACTCACTTCTTTTATATACCTTTAGATGAAGAAGAATTACCAATCTTAAAACAACAAGCGAATAGATGAAAATAGCATTATTAAACGATACACACTTTGGTTGTAGAAACGATAGTCCTGCCTTTATGGAATATCAAAACAGATTCTACAATGAGGTATTTTTTCCATATATTGAAGAGAACAATATATCAACACTAATACATTTAGGTGATGTAGTTGATAGACGAAAGTTTATTAACCACAATACAGCACATAACTTTAAATTAAAATTTTGGGATAAATTAGATGAATTAAATATAGATACACATATTATAATAGGTAACCATGACACATATTATAAGAATACAAATGAAGTTAATGCTATGCAGAATTTAAATATTTGTAGCAATGCTAAAGTTTACACCAACTCAACTACAGTAGAGTTTGATGGCCTCCCAATCCTATTTGTACCGTGGATTTGTGATAACAATATGGAAGACTCACTATTCCAGATTGATAAAACACAAGCACAGGTACTTATGGGACATTTAGAAATTAAAGGTTTTGAAATGCACAAAGGAGTTATTAATGACCATGGTTTAGAAGCAAATGTATTTAAAAAATTTGACAAGGTAATTTCTGGTCATTTTCATAAGAAATCAGATGATGGCCGTATCTATTATCTAGGAACTCAATATGAAATTATGTGGTCAGATTGGAATGACCCTAAAGGTTTTCATATCTTTGATACAGAAACCAGAGAACTAACTAGAATACCTAACCCCATCAGGATTTTTAGAAAGTTTAATTATGATGATACTAAAGAAAATTATTACCAAAAAGATTTATCAGAATATAAAGATAGTTTCATTAAGTTATTTGTAAGTAATAAAACAGACCAAGATATGTTTGATAAACTTATTGATAGATTTCAAAATGAAATTAATATACATGAGATAAATGTTATTGAAGATGGTGGTTCAGACTTGACCGAAACAGTAAAAGATAATATACTGGAATCAGGTGAGGACACAATGACATTTTTGAACAACTATGTTGACCAAGTAAATACAGATTTAGATAAACAAAAACTAAAACATTTTATTGGTGAATTATATGGAGAGGCAAGTGATACATGATAGACCAAGACAGACCTAAAGAAGGCACACATACATATTTTCCTTTTGGTCCTTTACTAGGACATGTCAGTATAAAACAAGAACATATTGATGAATTACTAAAGAGAGGTAGGGAAACTACAGAAGACTATAGACAAAATCTGGCTGGTCATTTAGACAAAGAAAATGCTTATACTAAAGATGATAGACAATGGTTTATGGAAAACTTTCAAGAGTACATACACCCATATATGACCAATTTCGCTAGAATGGTACCATCGGAAGGCGGCCACCATGGTTACCTAGGCAACATTAAAGGTTTGAGTTTATATTCATTATGGATTAACTTTATGAAACAAGGTGAGTACAATCCACCACATACACATAATTGTGATTTTAGTTTTGTTATATACTTACAAGTGCCAGATGATATTGCCAAACATGAAAAAGAATTTAAAGGGTCTGGTGCAGGACCAGGTTGTGTATCATTTTATTATGGTGAACAACAACCCTTGATTAAACATGAACACCACTTTATACCTGTTACAGGAGATATGTTTATTTTTCCTGCCAAGTTGAGACACATGGTATCTCCTTTTAAATCAAAAGAAGAAAGAATATCAGTAAGTGGTAATTTAATATTATTAACAGACGGACCTATAGATGATAACATTCAAAAAGATTAGATGGAAAAACTTCCTATCAACAGGTAATACACCTATTGAAGTTAATCTTGACCAATCACATACAACATTAGTAATTGGTAAAAATGGTAGTGGTAAATCCACACTATTAGACGCATTGTGTTTTGGATTATTTAATAAACCATTTCGTATGATTAAGAAAGAACAAATGGTCAATACAATTAACAATGGTGAATCTGAAATAGAAATATGGTTTGATGTAGGCACAAAGTCATATAGAATATTAAGAGGTATAAAACCAAACAGATTTGAAATTTATTGTGATGGTGAAATGATTAATCAAAACGCCACGACCATGGACTATCAGAAATATCTTGAAAAAAATATTATGAAGTTAAACTATAGGTCATTTATTCAGGTGGTAATTTTAGGTTCTTCATCATACGAGCCGTTTATGAAGATGAAACCAAGATACAGACGAGAAGTTGTCGAAGAAATCTTGGACATAAGAGTTTTTGGCCTAATGGACCTACTTTTGCGTTCCCAACAGAGCGACCTTCAAAAAAAGATAACGGAGGTGAGGCACCATGCAGACTTAA